GAGGAACAGGAACTAGAAGAGTACAAGTTCAATGGTATGATCCTCTTGCACAGTCGTTCTTAGTAGAGGACTCAACTGGTGTATTCCTTACTAGTTGTGATGTCTTCTTTAGAACGAAGGATGACATGGATATTCCAGTTGTCTTCCAACTTAGATCAATGATCAACGGTGCCCCATCAGCAAAAGTTCTTCCTTTCTCTGAAGTAGTTCTTGACCCAGCTGATGTCATTACGTCAGCAGATGGTTCACTTGCAACTAACATTCAATTCAAGGCACCTGTATATGTTGAGGGTGGTACTGAATATGCCGTATGTTTAGCATCTAACTCTACCAAATATAGTGTTTACATCTCTAGAATTGGTGAAAGTGATCTTCTGACTGACACCTTTATTTCAAACCAACCTTACCTTGGTTCACTATTCAAATCTCAAAATGCTTCAACTTGGGAACCAAGTCAATGGGAAGATTTGAAGTTTACTCTTTATAGAGCAGACTTTATTGAAAATGGTTCAGTTGAGTTTTATAGTCCAGAACTCACTCAAGGTAATGGACAGATTGCAAAACTGCTTCCAGACCCAATCAATATTAATTCAAGAGAGATTAGAGTTGGACTTGGAACAACAGTTGCAGATTCTGGTTATGAGATTGGTAACACATTCTCACAACAAGGCACAAATGCGACAGGTAATTTAGTTGGAACTGCTGGTTCCGCAACTGGTAGTCTTGATATTACAAATGCGGGACTTGGATACACACCTGCTTCAGGATCACTTACATACTCTGGTGTTAACCTTGTAACTATTACTGGTAATGGTCGAGGTGCAACTGCTGATATTACAATTAGTAATGGTTCAATCGTAGCAAGTGGTGCAACAATATCTAGCGGTGGTTCTGGATATCAGGTTGGTGATGTTCTTGGAATTACCACTGTTGGTGTTGCAACTATCGGTAGAAATGCAAGACTTACAATTGCAGGTATAGGTCATACTAATGAACTTGTTTTAAATGATGTTCAAGGTGAATTTGTTGTGGGTGCTGCAAATACTTTGATGTACGTTAATAGTTCAGGAATTAATACTGAATTGAACTATGGTATTCCAGGTGGTGTTGGTGGTGATGTTCAAATTTCTTCAATTAATGAAGTATCTGATGGTTTACACTTAACAATTAACCATCAAAATCATGGAATGTACTTCAGTAATAACTCAGTTAAGATTTCTGGAGTCGTTGGTGATATTAAACCAACAACACTTACTGCAGCATATGATGCATCTTCAACAGATGCTATAGCAGTTTCTGTAGCATCATCTTTCACAACATTTGAGAACGTTGGTGTTGGAACAACTAATGTTGGTTATGTTCAAATTGGTGATGAAATTATTGAATACACTAACGTTTCTGGAAATACTCTTGGTGGCAATATTGTCAGAGGAGAAAATCCGAAGACATATCCAGTTGGTACACCTGTTTATAAATATGAACTTGCTGGAGTCAACCTCCAAAGAATCAACAGAACTCATGCTTTAAGTGATGTTACAAATCTGAATCCATTTACGTTTGATTCGTATCAAGTAAAAATTGATATGTCAGGAACAACTGGCACCAATAGAAGCACTGATGTTGGATTCCCCAAATTGTATCTTGGAAATACCAAGAACTCTGGTGGTTATAAAGTAAGGGCTTCGCAAAATATGCCTTTTGAAATCATCACTCCTAGTGTTCAAAATCTTACAGTTCCTGCAACTTCAATCACTGCAGAAGTAAGAACCACAACTAGTAAGAGTTTCAGTGGCAATGAAATCCCCTACGTTGATGCTGGTTTTGAAGATATTACGATTAATCAGAAAAATTATTTTGATACACCAAGAATGATTGCATCTAAAGTAAATGAAGATTTGCAATTAACAAATGTTGAAGGCAGCAAATCCTTGAACATGAGATTGTTCTTGAATACGACTGATACTAGAGTAAGTCCTGTGATTGACTCTCAAAGAGTTAGTGCAATTCTTACTTCTAATAGAGTTAATGACATTGTTACTAATTATGCTACTGATTCGAGAGTTAATACTTTAACTGAAGATCCTACAGCATGTCAGTATATCTCAAATGAAATTGTCCTTGAAAATTCTGCAACTTCAATAAAAGTAATTGTCGCTGCTCACGTTGATGAGTCGTCTGATATTAGAGGATTCTTTGCAGTTAATAATAAACCTGGTTTAGAACCCGTATTTACACCATTCCCTGGATACGGAAATCTTAATTCTAGAGGTCAAGTGATTGCATCAGAAAATAATAATGGTGAATCTGATGTATTTGTCGCTAAATCAAATGTTCTTGCATTTGAAGCTGCCAAGGTTGATTATAAAGAATATACTTTCACAATCGATCAACTTCCTTCATTTAGAACTTATAGAATTAAGTTAAATCTTACTTCAACAAATCAGTGTTTTGTTCCTATAATTAAGGAACTTAGGGTCATCGCATTAGCATAATGGATTTTTATGGATTAGAGGGTCATAAGGATCTCGCAAGAGATCCTGAGACTAATGCAATTCTCAATGTAAATAGTATGGAGTATCAACAATACTTATCGAGACGTGAGGTAAAATCTGAAAAGAATCAGAAAGTACAGACAATGGAGGAAGAAGTTGCTAATATAAAGGGTGAAATAAATGAAATCAAGTCCCTTCTTAAGGAGTTACTCAATGGATCCCGACCAAATTGAACTTTCTAATTTGTCAAAAAGTTTTGCATATCAGAAGATTGCAACTGACATAGATAATTGTGATGACCGTGACACTCTAAAGAATATTGCAAAGTCATTTTGCAAACTTTATTATAAACAACAAGAGACAATGCAAGTTATAGGCATCCCTAATGGCTAGTAAGAACATCACTTTTGATAAAGACTCAGGAGTTCCATATGGTCTAAATTTGACCATGTATGGAGGATCTGATTTTGAAGTTACTTTAAATGTAAAAACTACATCAAGTAGTGCATTTGACTTAACTAATTACAGTGGAACAGGAGCCATGTCCAAGAGTGTTGCAATTGGAGCAACACTTGGAATAACCTCAGCATTTACTGTTGGATTTACTAGTGCATATGATGGTGTAATGAAATTAAGTTTGGCTGCTGTAAATACTAGAGCAACTAAGGAAGGTAGATATGTTTACGACGTATTGGTAAAAGAATCTGTTGGTGGAGGAGCAACCACTTACCCTCTTGTTAGTGGTAACGTGACAGTAATTAATCCAGTATCATCAGCACCCTAAATACACTTAGGAAACTTGTGGAATAAATGGCACAACCAGCAAGTAGAACAGATTTAATAAATTATGCTAAAAGGCAACTTGGGGCACCAGTCCTTGAGATAAATGTTGCTGATGAGCAAGTAGATGATCTGGTTGATGACGCACTGCAATTTTTTCATGAGAGACACTTTGATGGTGTCATTCAAACATTTTTAAAGTACAAAGTCACTCAAGGTGATATTGATAGGGGTAGAGCAAGGGGTGGAAGTAATCCAATCGGTATTGTAACAACGACAGCATCTTCGACTATTGATGGATCTTCTGTCACATTTTCTTTTGAAGAGGATAGCAATTACTTGCAAGTACCACCATCAGTAATTGGTATTAATAAGATCTTTCAATTTGATGGATCAAACACTGTAACAAATAACATGTTTAGTGTTAAATATCAATTGTTTCTTAATGATATCTACTATTGGGGGTCAACTGAGATTCTTACATATGCAATGACAAAGAGATATCTTGAGGATATTGATTTTGCATTGAATACACAAAAACAAATAAGATTTAATCAAAGACAAGACAGACTTTATCTAGATATTGATTGGGGTGGGGTCAAAAAAGATGATTATATTGTAATTGATTGCTATCGTCTGATAGACCCTAATGACTATTCTAGAGTCTGGAATGATTCATTCCTTAAGAGATATGTCACTGCTCTTATTAAGAGACAGTGGGGACAAAATTTAATTAAGTTCCAGGGAGTTAAACTACCAGGTGGAATCGAACTTAATGGTAGACAAATTTATGATGATGCAGAAAAAGATTTAGAAAATATAAGAGAGGTAATGTCAAACACCTATGAACTTCCACCTTTAGATATGATCGGATGATATGTTAAATCCATTTTTTACTCAAGGAACAACAGGTGAGCAAAATCTTGTTCAGGATTTAATTAATGAGCAATTAAGAATGTATGGGGTTGATATTTTCTATCTTCCTCGTAAATTTTTAACTGAAAATACGGTCATCAGAGAAGTTGTTCAGTCAACATTTGACATGGCACTTCCACTTGAAGCATATGTTGATAATTATGATGAATATGCTGGAGCAGGTGATGTTCTTTCAAAATTTGGTATCGAATCTAAAGATGAAGTAAGACTTATCATATCAAGAGATAGATTTGAAAATTATATCACTCCTCTTATTCAAGACCAATCTAACATTAAATTATCCACTAGACCAAAGGGTGGTGATTTAATTTGGTTTCCTCTTGACGATAGAATTTATGAAATTAAAGATATTGAATATGCAAAACCATATTATCAGTTACAAAATCTTTATGTTTATGAATTATATTGCGAACTCTT